TGGGGAAAGATAAGAAGGATGCTGGTAGTTATTCGTATACTACGATAATATTGGATTCACCTGAGAAGTATGAGGAATTTCTTATTAATCACCCTGGATAGTTGATGGCTTTTTATAAACATATTGTTATGTATAGTGGAGGCAAGGCTTCTTGGTTAACCGCTTACAGGGTTAAAGAAAAGTTTCCTGATGAAAGTATCTGTCTACTTTTTTCTGATACTAAAACTGAGGATGAGGATTTGTACAGGTTTTTGTATGAGACAGCTGAAGCTTTCGATTTGCCTTTAATTCATTTGAAAGATGGTCGTGACATTTGGCAGGTGTTTAAAGATAGACGATTTTTGGGTAATGACAGGGTTCCGTTGTGTTCTCGTATTTTGAAACAGGAAATTTCTTCTAAGTGGATTAAAGATAATTGTGATCCTGATGATACGACTATTTATTTTGGGATTGATTGGACTGAGGCTCATAGGGCTGATCGTATCCCGAAACATTGGGAGCCTTGGGAAACGGATTTTCCTTTGTTGTGGAAACCGTTGAGTGACAAGGAAGATGCTGACGTTTTGTTGAAGGAAGCTGGGATTGAGGAACCTCGTTTGTATAAGCTTGGCGCTCCTCATAATAACTGTGGGGGGTTGTGTGTTCGTGCAGGTCAAGGTCATTTCAAATGGGCTTTGGAAACCATTCCAGATGTTTATTCCAAGTGGGAACAGAAGGAAGAAGAGATCCGAGTTTTTCTGGACAAAGATGTAACTATTTTAAGAACTAAAAAAGGTGGCGTTAACAGAGGTATGACTTTGAAAGAGTTCAGAGGTAAGGTTGAGAAGAAAGACAAGCAGCTTGATTTATTAGATTGGGGTGGCTGTGGTTGCATGACGGAATATGATAATGTCTCGTCTGAGTGAGCTTCGGCAAGAAGCAGAGTGGAGAAAATGTGAAAGAGATGAGTCGTATTTCCTACGCATGTATTGGCATATCGCTCATCCTGCTCATGGTCGTATCCTTTTTAATTTACGAAACGCACAAGCAACAGCTCTCGAACACTGGGAACATCACCGTTACAGTCTCACCTTAAAAGCTAGGCAGATAGGTTGGACTACTCTTGTAGCTGCACACCAGTTTTGGTTAGCTTACTTTCATCCTGATCAGAACATTATTGATTTGTCCAGGACTGAACGTGAGTCTGTTTTGTTGTTGAAAAAATCTAAATACGGTTTCTCTCATTTGCCTAAATGGATGCTCGAACGTGGACCTAAGTCCATCGTGGAGCATCAACAAAAAATGGGTTTCGATAACAGTTCGCAAATAACTTCAATGCCTTCAGCTTCCGATCCTGCTCGTGGCGAGTCAGCTACTCTGATAGTGGTTGATGAGTGGGCTTTCCTTCCTAACGCTGAGGAAGCTTGGGCTTCCATTGAACCTGTAGCAGATGTGGGTGGTAGGATTATCGGTTTGTCTACTGCTAATGGGTCTGGTAATTTTTTTCACGAACTGTGGGTAGGTTCGGAGACAGGTAACAACAAGTTTGGTCCAATGTTTTTCCCTTGGTCAGCTACCGAAGACAGGGACGAAGCATGGTATCAGGAAAAGAAAGATTCGATGCTTCCTTGGCAGTTAGCTCAGGAGTATCCGACAACAGCGGAGGAAGCGTTCGTTAAGTCAGGTAACCCAGTTTTTGATTTGGATTTGTTGGAGGAGATGAATAAGCGTGTGCGTTTTGGGGATACTGGTTATTTGCATCGTTTGTCTGCCAGGTCGGTGGAGTTTCGTAAATGAGTTTAGAGGTTTGGGTTCCTCCTAATGCAGGTCACGGTTATGTGATGGGGGTTGATACTGCTGAGGGTTTGGTGCATGGGGATTATTCTTGCGCTCATGTACTGGATTTGAACAGTGGTGAGCTGGTAGCATCTTGGCATGGTCATATTCCGCCTGATACGTTGGCTGATGAAGTGTTGTCTTTGGGTTTGTGGTATCGTGACGCTCTTTGTTGTGTGGAGGCTAATAACCATGGTTTAACTACGATCACGCAGCTTCGACAGTTGGGTTACCCTAATTTGTTTAGGCGCAGATCGTTGAATCAGGCTACTGCTAAGGTTTCTCAGGAGTTTGGTTGGAAAACTACTCGCACTACTAAACCTTTGATGATTGATGATTTGTCTATGGCTTTGCGTAACAATGAGTTGACGATTTATGATCGTCACACTATCGCTGAGTTGCGTACTTTTGTTCGCACTGACAGGGGTACTATGAATGGTTCTCCTTATGATGACAGGGTTATTGCTTTGGCTTTAGCTAATCAGATGCGTAAGTATGCTTATGCTCCTGAGTATGCTCAGAAGGTTGATGATTATTGGACTTTGGATTGGTTTGCTCGTTTATCTGACAAGTCTTCAGCTGTTGGTGACGATTTGCGTATAGGTGGTTCTACTACTCGTGGGACACCGTTTTTCTCTTAGTAGGGAATTCCTATAAACCGAAAGGTAATTTAATGGCAAGAAATTTTGTTTCGCATACCAGCGCAACTGAAACTGTTGATGGTGCGAAAGGTCAAAACAATAAGATGGAGCGTGGTGGTTCTGTTGTAACTAACCCTTTGTGGGATGCTGCACAGCCTAACTCTGCTCGTCAAAGATTAGACAGTCCTAAATACGCTAATCAAACTGGTGGTTATGGTGAGAACTCTGTTCGTGAAACACCAATGAATCAGCATGGTACAACTGGTAATGTTGAACCTAATGTTAAACCACAGCCTGATCTAGCTGGTCACACTTACATTCCGCATACTAAACGTCCATAGTTAACCGTGGCGGTTTTATCTCCAGAGGCTTCTTTTCAAGAGTTTGCTGAATATGTTGAAACCCACAAGGGTCCTAAAACTGACAGTGAGCTTGAAGAGTTGTGGGAATGGAGACAGAAGCTTTTAGGTTTGCGTATTATCACGGATAAGGCGTGGCGTGAACGTGCGCTTGCTCCTGATGAGATGCATTTGACTCGTAATGAGCGTGAACAGAAAGTTATCGCTGAAGCTAAGTCGCAAGGTAGAAACATAGAGAAAGTCTGATGGCACGTAAAACAAGAGCAGAGTTGCATGAACAGTATGCCCAGCGTATAGACAGGGCGCGTCGTTGGCGCGACCAGGAAGGCTATACGGAAACTTGGCGGCGTTTAAACGATTTGTATCGTGGGAAGCATTGGCCCCGAACAACTGCAGCTGAACGTGATCTTATTGCTGTTAACCTTTCTTTTTCGACGGTTAATGTTATAGCACCTAGTGTTTCTGTTAATCATCCTAAGATTGTTGTTTCTGCTAATGACCCTGAGAATAGTGACAGGGCTGCTTTTGTTGAAGCTGTTGTTAACCATTTGTGGAAGCATCACGATTTCCGAACTCCTTTCCGTCGGGCTGTTAAAGATTTTCTTATTTTCGGTCACGGCTGGTTGAAGGTTGGTTGGAAGTTTTTAGAACAAGAGCGTTCTCTTTCCGAATCGGAACAGGAAGAGCTTTTGGATCAGGCTATTGTTGAGGTTGACAATTTTGCTGCTGAGTCTCCTATGTTTGCTGGGGATTTACCCACAGATGAGGAAATGGCAGCTAATGTTCCTCAAACAGCGATGATGGTTGTTGAGGATCAGCCTTTTATTGAAAGGGTTTCTCCTTTTGACATTTTTGTTGATCCTGAAGCGACTTGCATGGATGATTTAACTTGGATAGCTCAAAAAATTGTTCGTCCTCTTGATGAAGCTAAGAACGATAAAAGGTATAAGCCTTCTGTTCGTAAAAGGCTCACAGCGGATGCTGGGGTTAACCCTATGTATGCCGCAGAGTATCTTGACAACAGAGAGTATTTGTATGACGAAGAGCGTGTGACTATATGGGAATTTTATGATGTTTCTAAAAACACTTTGAGTGTTTGGGGGGAGAACAGTGACGAATTTTTAGTTGACCCGATTCCAATGCCTTACGCATACGGTCAACCTTTTGTAATGCTCCGCAATTATGATGTTCCAGACTATTTTTACCCGATGGGTGATCTGGAAGCTATTGAGTCTTTACAATTAGAATTGGATAAAACTCGTTCACAATTAATGAACGACAGGAAAAGGTATGCGAGAAAGTATCTTTTCCATGAAAGGTCTTTTGGACCTGAAGGTCGTGAAGCTTTAGAATCTGATGAAGATGGGCGTATGGTGCCTGTCGTAGACGAAAACAAACCTTTATCGGAAGTTGTCACACCGATGCCCCAGGTTCCTGTTTCGCCTGAGATTTATGCTTATAGTGACATTATTGAAGCTGACATTAACACGGTTTCAGGTATTTCTGAATATGCACGAGGTGCTATGCCTGAGATTCGTCGTACAGCTACTGAAGCGTCGATTATTGCTGATGCTCAGAATGCTAGA